GAGCCGGTGCCGTTGAACACGTTGAGCATATCTTTGCTCGACGCGTAGGCGATAGCGCCGCCAGTTGCTCTCCAAGTCGCAGCCATTTGTCAGACTCCTATGATTACTTTGCCGGAGCCTTGTGTGGCCCGGAACACTTCGATGTCGCCGCTGCCGTCCATCTGCGGCCCCGCAGCCCATTGCCTCACCCGACCCTCGTTGAGGGCCTTCACGCTTGCGTCAAGGTCATCCCGCGTATCGCCGGGATTGAGTCCCAGACGACGAGCGGCCTGAACCTTGAGCATAAAGTCTACGCATCTCTTGACCATCCACTCAGGGATGGGCGACTCCACGCGGAGCAGCCACGAACCAAGAGTCGGACGCCATTCCATCGCGGGCTGACGCATCACGCAATCCTGATGATGGCGTTCGACGCATCCGCAGTCGGGAACTGGATGGTGAAGTTGCCACCCGAAGACGACTTGTCACTACCGAAGGCCAGCACAGCAACCGCACGGTTCGACTGGGTGCTGTTGTAGATCAGCGCACCGTTCGCCGTGATGGTCGAGGTGGACCACGTCGTGTCGTTGAAGTCGAGGAACGCCGTCGTGCCCGAAGAGGTCGGGGCAATCGTGGTCAGCGTGTTGCCGCCAGCGGTGTATCCACCGCCAGTCGCCACTTCGTTGGTGGTGCTGTAGGTCGTGGTGGATGCATCGAGATTGGCCGACGAGGTGTATAGGGCGATCTTGAACGTATCGGGGGTCGTAGCGCCACGGGTGACCGTAGTGCCGAATGCATGGATAGCGTTCAGGATCTCGACCTTGAAAGAGGTCGCCATTGCTTGGGTGATAGGCATCAGAGTTCTCCGAGGATGTCCGCGATGTTGTGGTGTCCAGAGGCGCGGAGTTTGGCGGTGATGGTCATCCGCTCGTTGTCCTGCGCTTCCTTCAGGTAGTGAACGAGTACAGTGCGAAGTTGGTCCTTGAACGCACGGGCCTGCTCAAGGAGAAGGGGGTGGCTTCGTTCACCCACATAGATGATTTTGTCGAGGGCGCGTTCCGCGATCTCTTCGGGCGTGAAGCCTCGATCGACCGTGGTAAAGACCTTGACCGTTCCGATCTCGCCTAATCCGTTCATGTGACAGGTACTCTGGCCTGACCGTTGCGGTAAGCATCCTGACGTTCAAGCCCGTCGCCAAGGCGCTTCAGTTGACCAAGGGCTTCCTGATACTTGGCTTCGTAATTGGCCATCATGTCAGCCTCGCCCTTGAGGTAAGTGTAGGCTTCGCGAAGAGAGCCATACAGGAGAACAGTGTCGAAATTGTCACCGACCCACGACGTACCAGCGGTCACGATGGACTCAGGGTAATAGTAGTAGTGCAGTTCGGTCTGGTAGTTCGCGCTCGGGGTCGGCCCCACAATCATCGTGTACGGTGAGAAAATACCGTAGTACTGCGGCTTGCTGTTCGGGGACACCGTGGGGTACGCAGCGCGGATGAAGTTCACGTCCTTCGGCAGGAGGAACTCGTATGCGTTGGTCACCGGGTCGATGACCGCGATCGAGAACGTGGCGAGCCAGTCGGTCGGGAGGCTCATGTACGGAGTCCCGCTCGTCATGGTGCCCGTCACGTTCTTGCGAAGCGCGGGGATCTGGACGGTGTTGTAGATGCGCTGTTCCGCAGCCTTCACAAAGACAGGGATATTCGCCACGAACGACGACTCAGTCGATTCGCAGTAGTCCTGAATGGCCTGTGAAAGTTGCGTGTAGTTCATGACTTACCAGCCGTGCTTGAACTGCACCTTGGGGCTGAGGTTGATCTGCGAGGTGTACTGCTTGCCCTTCGTCGCAGCGCCGCCGCCACGCATCGTGGAGCGCGTGATGCCCTCATTCACACCCTTCGCCGGGTAGCCGTTCTCGCCCGTAGGCTCAGAGTTCTTCTTGATCTTGCCCGAGTCCTTCATGTCAGCCCCTCCCACGGGTCGGGCTACGCTGGTTCATGACCTTAGCCATGTTGCGCCCGTACATCTTCCGGTTATCCGAGGTCGGGCCACCCGCCTTCATACCCTTCACCCGGTTCGGGCCGTGGGCCTTGCTGGCGGGAAGAGCCGCATGTTTCTTGAGAGACATCGCCATTTTAATACTCCTAGGTCGTAACGACCGTCACGGTTCCAACATAGCCCTTCGGGGCCAGACTGTTCGGGGTCAGACCGTTGTCGATGCCGCTGGCACCGCCTACCGGGTTCCACCCCCACTCGATCATTCTACTACCACCCGCACCGTCATTGCCGGGCGCGTAGTAACTCGTATCCGGGCGCGGGTTCCGGATCGCCTGCGGGTCATCGACCGGGTAGAGGCCGAGTGACAACTGCGGATGATCC